CCAATGTCAAGGTTACCAGTTCCATCAAATGTACCAGCAGCTAAATCAGTAGCGTTGTCACTACCTAGCACGTGGTCAGGTGAAGAACTAGAAACACCACTAAACATAGTTGCTAACACAGCAGCATCAAAAGAATCTTTCAATGCATATGCAGCAGAACTAGAAGCTACTTCTTTAAAGTTGACGTGTGACATTTTAGTTTCAATATCATCTACGATGAATTTGAAAGCTTTTGCACTATCAACAACCAAAGATAGCTCTTGGTCTGTTAGTTTAGTTTGTGTTGTATCCTGTCCTCTTGTATAGTCATATACAGAAATGACAGGCTCTTTGATAATGTTAACTGAGTCTCCATAAGCAGAAATCTCACCGGCATAGTCGGTGTTAGTAATAGCTTCAACCACCGATGCCTTTCTAAAGAAGTTTAAAACTTTCTTAGAATAAATAGCAGGTAGGAAGTAACTATTAGCCTGTCCACTTACGGAGTTAGCAAAGTTAGCATCGGTATCAGTTGAAGGTTCAAAATATTGAGCCATGATACTTTCTCCTATAGTTTAAAGTTAATAATTATTTAGCTATTCTGCCTTCAGACATTGCTTGACTTATTTCCTTTTCGTACTTATCAAACTCATCCATCGACATATTAGCTATTTCCCTTTCAGTCCAAACTTTCTCGCTTTTAGGTTCAACAGCAGTTGTTTTAGTTGAAACCATATCAGCAGCAGATTTCTTGGACTTTTTAGAATCTGACTTCTTCGGTGCAGAATCTATGCCAATATCACGCTTAAATAAATCCAAAGCTCTTGAAGCTAGGTCAGCATCGTCAGCATTTTTGTATATCCAATCTTGAATAGACTTAGGCTGTTCTTTTGCCCACCCATGAAAATCATCACTGTTTCTGATATCTTCAAAATCAGGATGCTTATCCATCAATCGCTTTTCAGCATCTTTACGAATTAACTCTTTTTCACGTTCTTGTAGTCTTTCAAGTTTCTCTTTTAAGTCTTTAGATTTCTCTTCAGCCTGTAAATGTGAAACAGTTTCTACAACTTCGTAAACATCAGGATACTCTTTTCTAAACTGTTCTATTTCTTCCGGAGATTTAGGAGCTTTGTAGGTTGGTCTATTTTTAGTAGCTTCATCTATTAGCTCTTGTTCTCTAGCTTTGAACTCATTTAGTTTAGAGTCATAATGCTTTTTCAAGTCATCGTAACGTTTTTTGTAGTCAGGTTTCTTATAAGGTTCATCCTTAACAGTTTCCTGTTCTACTTCTTGTTCAGGTTGTTTTGCTTTTGCTTTAGGTTTTTCAAAATACATTCCTGTTGCATCTTCAAAACTTTCCTCAACACCTTCATGCCATGATTTTTTTTGGTTGTAAGGATTGGCATTATCCTCTTGTACTTCAGTAGTCATATTCTTTTTCTCCTACTCAGGGCTTCGTTTAACAAGGTAGCTGCGATGTGCACTTGCAGGGCTTGTCTTGTAAAGGTAGCCTTTCGGTTTATATAATGATAGAGTGCCTATGACGTCTTGGGTAGCTCTATCGCCTTTTAGCTTCTGACGTGTTGTTGGTTGGGGTCTAGCATCATATTAGATTTAATATTTTTAGATATCTCATCTTCATCTTCTACCATTCTCCCAGCAGCATCAACTGTTTCTTTAACGACTCTAATCTCCTGTCTAGCAGGTTCATCATCGCCTTTAACGACTACAGTATCTTCATCCATTTCACCGCCATTCGCCATTTCTTGTCTTTCATCTGCTCTCATTTCTGCATCTTTCATCATTCGCATCAATTCATCAGCTCCGATTTCTTCTACAGCTTTTGCAGTAAAGACAAACTCTCCATCAGATAACCGTGCAGGTATACTGTCGGAGACTCCTGAACCCGGACCCTCAACAGGTCCTGATCCAGCAAATTCTGAAGCAACTTCTACTACTTTATCAAATAGCATAGATAGTTGCTCGTCTTGTTCTAGTTTTGACATTAGCATATCCTCTTCTTCTTCGGTCAATGCTTCGTCAAGTATAAAATCTAAATAGTTGTCCTCCATCTCTTCGTCTGATTCCATTGGAGGTTCTTGTTCGTTGTCCATTAACATAGACATTTGATCGTCTATTTCTCCACCCTCTTGAAAAACTCCTCTTCCTTTTAAAACATCAGCGTAAGTAACTTTACCATCTTTATTTAAATCAGGAAAACTACCACCGTCTGCTTTTCTCATTCTGTCAGCTACTTCAGCTTTTTCTTCAATCATTTTCTTTTCAAGCTCATTAATCTGACGAACTATATCTTGAGCATCTTTTTCTTGACCACTGTCAACAGCTCTTTGATATACATCCATAAGAAACCTCATTTGTTTTTGATCTTCGGTTTCTGTATCGTGTGATCCTCCGTGCTTATACTGATATCTTTCATCATCATTTTCTAGTAATCCACCGCCCATTTTAACTTGTCTACTTCTATTAGGACCGGGTTTTCCTACTGGAGAAGATTTAGCACCCATTACGTAAATTTCTTTGAATTCATCTCCTTTATCATTTAATAAATCTACTAAATCATAATATTTATTTAAAGACTTTCTACGTTCATCTGAAGAATAGTTTTCTTTATCTTCAAAAATATTTTTTAATTTACGTAATTCAGATTTAATATTTTCTTCTGTTTTATTCATCAATCTTCCTTTCTATTGAGGGCTTCCTTGACCTGCTCCGGGAGTTGCTCCAATCGTACCACTAAATTCACTTTCCCCTGCAACCGGAACATTTCCGATTCCGATGTTGCCACCGCCAGTGCCTGTAGGTCCAAGTTCTTGAGGTTGAGCAGGTGTTCCTGCAAGACTTCCCATACCTCCGGGTTGTTGACTATCGGGTTGAGCTTCCTCGCCAATTGTTTGTCCAGCATTTTGCATTCCTATTATTTGTGCCATGATAGCTGCTTCTTCAGGATCGTTGAGTATTTCATCAGGGTCTAAATCTAAGCTATAGGCTAGTTCACTAACAAGTTTAGAAATCTTAACAAACGGTGCAATAGCTGGACTTTGTGCAGTTTGTAAGAACATAGTAAGCCTTTGGCTTCGTACTTCTTTCTGCATCAAGCTATTTGTACCAGTAGCTTTGACTTCTAAATCTCCTTTCACATCTAAGTCACCTTCAAAGAACTGCATGTTCCATTGAAAGAAAGACTCTCCAAGTGGTCTTAATAAAAAGTCATCAAGATTTTTGACAACAGTTTTAATATTAAGACTTGATGCTCCAAGTAACATAGACATACCTGAAGCAGTCCTTGTCATACTTTGAACACCAGTCTGACCATGTGAATAAGATGGTATGCCGGTTTGTTCGTCTGCAAGTTGTCTAAACTTGTCAAACATCATCATATTCTCAGGTGCAGTATTTGGAAACTTCAAACCATGTATGGCTTGTCCGGGCATACCAGCTTGTCTTCTGAATATTTTACCCGGATATATTTCCATTGACTGTCCACCTACTAAAGCTGATTCGTCAACATCAAATACCAACGAACCTGCCATTGCTAGATTATCTACAGCCATTCTTGCATGACCGTTCATAATCTGCTGTGAATCATCCATGTTTTCTGCTACACCAATACCAAAGAAGTTATAAGGATTTCTTTCGTATGGAAAAGCATGATAAGGTATCCTATATGGAGTAAATGGATTAATTACTGCTCTAAGTAATCTAGTACCACATATCCATGCATTAATTTGTACCTCATCTAAATCATCAATATCATCTGAAAGTTCTATACCAACTTCACGTGCATATTCTGCATCCATGATTCCCCAGTATTCAAGAACTTCAAAGTGTGATTGATAGGTATCATCAGTACGAGCATCATCTTTTAAACTTAGCTCATAAT